GACTTGGTTGGAGGGTGATTGGAATTTATTGGTAGAGGATCCTGAATGGACCACAATATTTTCATCATCGTTGAAAGAGGAATTGAGACCCGACGAAAAGATAGCGGAAAACTCCCAGCGTACTTTTGCTGCAGGAGCTACAGATGCAACCATTCATGGAACTAGATTGTTTTGGACTATGAATAATAAGATGTATGATAGTCATCTTAGAACGTCATCTGCTGTTGGAATGTCACCTCTAAAAGGGAATTGGGATAAGTTGTATCAGAAGCTTAATATATTCAAGAATGGATATGCTTTAGATGAATCTCAATATGACTCGTCTTTAAGAGCGTTTTTGATGTGGGGTTGTGCACGATTTAGGTGGCAGTGTTTAGCTGAGAAGGATAAAACCCAAGCTAACTTGCAACGAATTAAAACCTATTATCGGAACCTCGTCAATACACTTTTATTGACACCTGAAGGGATCTTGCTGCTCAAGAAACTTGGTAACCCCTCAGGTTCGGTAAACACAGTTACAGACAATACGTTAATATTGTACTGGATACTTGCTTTTGCATGGATTAAGACTGCTCCAGAAGAGTTAAGAACTTTCACCAACTTTGAATTGCATACGGCGAAAGCCCTATTAGGTGATGATAATACCTGGACTGTTTCGGATGAAGCCCACACTTTTTATAATGGTCGTTCTGTTATTGATGTGTGGAAGACCCTTGGCATCACAACTACAACCGATAGTTTAGATGCTCGCCTTCCCGAAGATTTGGATTTCTTATCCGCGCATACTGTGTTTCTCAATGGTAGAGCCGTGCCATTGTATGATCGAAATAAACTTATGAAGTCATTGTTGTATGCTCCAAAGGCGCATTTGACCCCAGAGACAACTTTAACTCGGGTTACATGTTTACTACAAATCGGCTGGACTGACCTCCCTTTCAGAAAATTTTGTCGTGACATCATTGATTGGCTCCTTGAGGAGTATGATGATGTCCTGAGAGAGGATGAACGCTGGATAATAGCGAAGTGTCAGATAAAACCAGATGACTTTTATTATACACTCTTTACAGGTGGTAGAATGTTGCATCCACAATGCCGCAGCATGTCAGATAAATGTTGTGGGCACGATGAAGATACATATTGCCTGTGTGACTGTTTTTGTGATAACCACTGGTGTCAAACCTATTCAGAAGCGTTAGAAAGATCAGAAATGCTGAATAAAGCGCCTGTAATGAGCGCTGTTGTGATTACACAAAAGAAACAAAGAAACCCGCGAAGACCGCGTGGGCGAGGCCAGAATAGAGCTGGAACAACTACGGTTGCACAAAAGGGG